GCCCCTACCACGAAGATTAGTAAGTCCTACTTCTTGTAGTTTCTCTTTGAAATAGGCACCAACTATAGCAGCATTATCTACTAATCTATCTTCTTCAATGATTTCCATATAAATAGTGCTTCTAACCATATCAGTTAGATTACCGCCCCAAGTAGAGTTGATACGGCTTGGAACTTTGAAAACATTATCAGGCACTTCATCTATTTTTGTTCCACAAGAAAAACCACACACTTGAACTTTCTTCCCAAAAGCAATCATATCGGGAATAACATCAAAATGTTCGTAAGCCCACATTTTTCCAGTAAGTCCTACTCCTGATTGAACTTCATCAAAAATAAGCATAGCATCACATTTATCGCACATTTTGCGTATCTCATGGAAAAAGGTTTTATTGAAATGGTTATCTCCGCCTTCACCTTGTATCGGTTCCATAATAAAAGCCGCTACATTGCCTTTACTAAAAGCAATATGTGCTTCTGCTAATGCTTTTTCTTGGTTTTGAGGCCAAGTATCGCCTAACTTTGGATTGGTGATTCTCGTCCATTTGAACTTTGGGAAGAAATCAGTTTTCTTTGGATCTGTGTTAGTCAGACTGAGTGTATAACCAGTTCTTCCGTGGAAAGCCTGTTCAAGATGTACAACATTTAGTTCATTTTCGTTCCACTTGCCTTTTCTTACCTTCCAATCAAATGCTGCTTTTAAGGCGTTTTCTATGCCCAATGCTCCACCGGCAATAAAGAAATGGTGTTTGAAATGAGGTGTGATTTGAGCAAAGGCTTCTACGAACTGAGCGTATTCTTCGCAATATACATCCGAATTGGAGGGATTATATAAAGAAACTTTATAAATTCTATCTGCTCGTTCAAGTAGTTTACTATGATTAAAACCTATTGGTTGTGAGCCGTAGAATGAAAAACAGTCCAAATACTCTTTTCCGTTTCTTTGATCAACAAACCAAGAGTCATGACTACGTTTGAAATCAACAACAGGAGCCGAGTTATCTACTAATATAAATCGGCGGAGTATTTCGTGTACGCTTTTCAATTCTATTTCCTTTTTTCAAATTACAGATAAGATGAGTTAATTGAACATTGGCTCTAATGTGCTTTCCACCCAGAGATAAGGGCATTATATGATCTATACTTAGGCTTTCGGGGTGCGGATGAGAAACCTCAGCAAGAATATGTTTGGATAATATAGGGTAGAGTTTGTTCATACCCTGTATTATAGATGGTATTCTTCCGAAATCAACCGTTCATGTATCGCCGCATGTTTTTTCGTTTGATAAACCATCTGGGGATAGCACGAACCCCTATAAGGTGAGGAGCATCTCCTGAAGTGGGTACAACTTTGATTCCGTTTTTAGTGTCTTTTTTCTCAAACAATGTCGAGGTTAGAGGCCCTTTGCCCGATCTGCTCACTTTTCTAAAAGAGTAGTATCCGACAGGTGCTAATTGTCCTGGATTACTAATCATGCGCATCGCATCAAACGGCGATGAACCGCATGAGTAATAACTTGGGAAAACGAAATCAGAAACACGAATTCCATTTATTTTATAATTTAGAATATGAACGGGGTCGCATGGTTCTACAAGATATTCGATATCAGGCCCAAACAAATGTTTACAAGTGATAAAATGAAAAAGTCCATTTTCGGGAATGTCCAGATCAGAGATAGGATGACTATCAGGTATTGGATCTGCAAGTATTTCTAAAATTTCGTGGCTTAAAGTAATACTCCAATCTTGGTTTCTCTTTATAATTTTTGCTATATCTACAAAGCCAAAAATCGAAGCTACCGCAGTGTTGCCTTGGATTTTTACTGTTGCATCATGTAATCCAAATGCTCCGTTAACGGGGTGCTCACGAGGAAAAGTATCTCCAAGTTCTACAAAAGGAGTAATCAACTCGTCAGAGATGCGCAATTTTGTCGGCATTTTTACAAGAAGATGGGGAGCATTTTCTCTTGGAATTATAACAGTGTCTCCCCATTTGGGCAAGAAATCTCGATCTATTTGTATTTGTATTGCATCAACAACTTTCTTTAAATGTGAAGAGGAGATGCTCTCCTCTTCAGTATGGTCCACAATGTTTATAAAGTTTCCTTCAGGCAAGTTATTTGCAAAACGACCTAACCTAATACCTTTCTTGGCTGCTATTGCTACATTTCGTATTTTTCGCATCATTCTTCGCATTTCGTGTTCCTATTTTACAAGCACTGCTGATCCAGAATGGCAGGCAAGTTAGGCAAGCACCTTTGGAGTTTCAATATATCGCTTGGATTTCCGTTATAGGGAAGTTCTCGGAAGAAAATCCCACTCATTCCAGAAGCGGCATTTCTAATTGTGTCCAAATCTGCTTTTAGATAGAGGATATCATCACGCCTTTCCATAAAAGGGACTTCTTCAGTCTCTGGTCTGCCGTCATCATCAACCTCTCCGGTTTCCTGTATAAAATAAATGCTATAATCAATAACTGGCAAAATCTCTCCATTATCACCAATCATTGCTTCGTGTTCAGCATTCTCTTTGCCTCTTACAACGAGTTTTCCTTCTTTGTAAGCATCGGTCAAGCAGTTGCCCAAATCCCATCCTATTGTATAGATTGTTCCATCTTGTCCCGCTACATTGATGACAAAGGCACGGGTTTTGAACTTAGCGGCAATACTTTCCATAATGATGCGCCTACGAAGAACTTGTTTTTCTTCTGGGCTTCCCTCTTGTAATCTTCTCAACTCTGGCGGTTGAAGATACTTTTGTGGATCTGTTGAAAGCAAACTCCATTTGCCTACGTTGATTTCGCCAAACTCTGTGAAGAAACGAGTAGAAACATTGATGTTATAATCCACATCGTTATAAACCAAATCTTCTCTTTTGCTCCCACCACCAACTTGGACAGCACCCAACAAAGCGCCCAACCACTTGCGGTGTAAATCTCCCTTCCATCCCCAAGTTCCAGTAAGTTTTATGAGTATTTGCCCAAGAACTGGTTCTGCTTCAATCTGGCTCATAATGTGCTGAGCAATCGTTGTGCCTGGATTGGTTCTGTCCAAATCCTCTTTGATTAGTTTTCTTATTTGTTTGGAAACCTTTTCAATAGTAGCGTCCCGGCGATAGAGAAGTATATTCAAGTTGTCTTCAATAAATCTGCGCTGAGATGGTTCTAACCCTTCTCTGTCTCTTACAACGCCAATAGCATCAATCATTTCTTCTGTATCTGCTTTGATGGCGAGTTGTAGAAAATCGTGTTTCCATTGCTCAAAATCCTGATTTTCTCTCTCTTCGTCAGGAAGTTCAACATCTTGTGGGTCTTTTTCAACATCCTCTTCAGGAGCAGGCTCTTGGTGTTGATTAGGGTCTTGCTGCATAGGCATTTCTTGTCCCATACCAGGAGCATTTCCTGGTGGTTGATTTGCTATAGGAGCATTTCCTATATTTGCATCATCGTCGCTGATTTCGTTTAACCAAAAATATAGATTGTTTTTATCCATTATTTTCACTCGCTTTATTTAAATTTCCAATATATTTATCTAAAATGGAATCTATGTCATTATAATTCTGATGAGGAATAACAAGAAGATGAATCTTATTGTTTTTACACCATTGGTGTTTAATAAAATCTCGTTTGGCTATTTGTGAGAAAATCTCAATGGCTTTTATTTTGTTTGTTCCAAAACCTATAGGACGATAATGTTGGTCTCCATGATATTCAATTAGAAAATCCAAATTTGGTATCTTTACAAGAAAATCAAATGGCAATGTTCTTTTATCTTTGCACGTACTAAATCTGGCTTGTCTCTCAAATAGATGCCTGTTTTTAATTAGGTATTCGGCAATTTTTTTTTCGCCTTTAGATTCTTTGCAAATTGGGCACCCACGATTGTTGCCAATTCTGCTGTCGCTGTTGGCTTGCCATTCGTGTCCGTTTTGGCATTTCCACCAATGCTTTTTCCCGCTTCTTGGTAGGATATCTTTAGGAGTTATATTCCCATTTTTGACAGGATGCCATTCTTTTGCTATATCTGGATGTAGTGTAGATAAACAGTTTTCAATACATGCTTTCCTATTTTTGCAGTATGGGCACCCTCTACCTTTTGTTCTTTCTACAGCCCTTGCTCGCCATTCGTGTTGCTTATTGCAAATCCACCAATATATTTTACCTGTCCCCGCTACAATGTTGTTAGGGCTGACTTCGCCATTTTTGATTGGATGCCACTCCTTTGCAATTTTTGGATAAAGGCTTGCTAAACAATTGTCTTTACATACTTTCTTGTTAGCGCAGTAAGGGCAACTGCTACCTTGTGTCCTTTTGTAACATGCTACTTTCCATTCATGTCCTTTGCTGCAAATCCACCAACATTTTTTTCCACTTTTAGCAAGTAGATCCTTTGGTGCTATTTTGCTATTTTTGACAGGATGCCATTCGGCAATAATCTCTGGAAAATCTAATAAGTTATTATTTCTGCTCATCTTTAGTCCTCTTTATTTTACCTGTCTGAATGTCCTCTATTAGTTTTCGCTTACTATTGTCTTCGGTGCGGATATCAATGTTTTGAGTAGCATTTACTTGCTTTGGCGCTCCACTCAAAAACGCTCTCATTAGAGTATCCATCACCTTTGATTTCTTATCGGCACTATCGCTTTTCAGTTTGAGTAGATTGACTAACGCCTCCTTACTCGCCGCCGTAGCATCCCCTGCATTGAATACCATATCAGCAAAGTTATTATAGGCATTATCTATCTCGTCTTCTGTTTTTCTTATTCCCTCAAGTATTTCCTTGGAAATCTCTGCTATTTGCTGAGCCTCTACGATAGTTGCTTGTTCGGGGAGATTGACGTTCAAGGCAACTGATGGGACGATAGCCGCTTCTTCTTTCTTCACTAACTCCATAGTACTTATTTAGCCAAGATTACCATATTCTACTAACTCTCAACCTGTATTTATATATATCTTAGAGGCATATATGACTGAACATCACGACTTGGTAAATGATATAAAGTTGGTTTTGGATATAACCTCTCGTGTTGACGAAAGAGTCAAAATGATTGCTGAAGGTCAACAACAGATGAACATCAGATTGAACCATTTCATAGATGAACACAATGCTTTAGCTGCCAGAGTAACTGTTCTTGAATCCAAAAACATCAGCAAAATGGCTGAAAGTGTTCAAGGCGTAGAAGAGAAAATAACTAAAATGGTCATTAGAGTTGAAACACTGGAAACGCTTGGTTCTCCACTATACCAACGCATTATAGAAGAAAATAGAATAACCATAATAGACCTAAAGAACAGGATAAATAATCTTGAAGAACACAAGCAAAATGTGTTAGACAAAATAAGGCGAGTATTGGGATTTGTTGGACAAGCGATTTTTACGATACTTGTCTGCTATATACTTTATAAACTTGGGATAAACTCACCTCCAATCCCATAGTAATCTTTACTATTATTTATTATATACTACTATGCCGAGAGCAACTGACACAACTGGGATTTTACAACCCATTACAAGTATCGCCGTATTTATACCAGGCTATGGGACTCTCAATCCAAGAGTTCTTCCTGAAATAACAGATTCCAAAAGCGCTAGTTATGCTGATGAACAAGTTCAGGGTCGTTCTTTCCCAATAAAAACTTTTGCTCATAGTGAAAACAGAGTAATAACAATGAAATGGCATTTTGTGGTTATGGATAGCAATACATTACGAGAAGCTCAGACCTATGTGCGAGCATTCCAAAGTGCTGTTTACCCTGCTGCTAGTAATACTTCTCCCTATGCTCCTCCGCCGATTTGTACGTTGCAATACGGCAGTGTTCTTAGTAAGGATAAACTATGCGTTATTTTGAGACAATATTCTGTATCTTATCCTACAGATGTGGCTTTTGATGAGAATACATTGTTTGCGTTTCGCTTTGATATAGATTTATCTTGGGAAGCTGTTTTCCCTTCTAGTCAGTTGCCCAACCAAAGTATGATATTAGGAGATATTCCTGGATAAAATATGGCTAATCAAATACAAATTACTAACCTGAATCCTAATAACTTTGTTGGACCCACTAGCCGGTACTTATCCTCTCAAGTCATTTACTACGGGCCTAACAACTTCATTACTTTTACCCAATATGTTCGCAAGCCAAAGGCATTTTCTCCTAATGACAAGTTTATGATTATTACTAAAGGATTTGAGTATCGTCCTGACTTGGTTGCTAATAGGGCATATGGGATTCCTGGATTGTGGTGGAAGATTATGGAAGCAAATGACATATTTGATATACTTGATTTCAAGGTAGGCACCAACATCAGAATACCAGAGGTGATAACATAATGGCTTGTTCACAGTTTTTATCTGGGTGTGTAAGTAAATGTGGTAATACCGATGCTATAGTAAGGCCGTTGGATTATCATACTTTGGCTCCGTTTGTTACTTTGAGGATAATAAACTCAAGTGGACAAACTGAGGCGCAAGCAACTACTATACAAACCGGCAACTTTTCCTCTCCTAATGACGGCAATAAAGCTGTAATCAAATCTTTTCAGTTTGGTATGTCTACAGGAGTAGGAGCACAAATAGAGGTAGTTGATGAACAGGGTGGAAACTTTCAAAAGTTATACGATAAGATCACGCACATGCAAGGCACCCAGCAGTCCGCTGTTCAATCAAGAGTAATCAAAATCCAGTGGGGATGGCAACCTATGAGTTGTGAAAGTGGGATAGTTCCTATTACACAAGGAAACGGCTGCCCAGGAAGTAACTCTCTCCAATCGGCTACCCATACATTTATTTTACAGAATATAACAATGAACTATAATGGCGGTCAAATAAAATATATATTGGAGTGTATAGACCAGATTAGCGTTTTATATGATTCTCGTGTTAGAGGTATTTTGGGTCAAGATAATAATAAAATGGCTGTTACTAAAGCTATTCAAGCACTAGCAGACAAAAGAAAAGTTGTAGTCAAATATGTGAAACTCGGTTCCAAATGTTCTGATCCTCAACCTTTAGAATGGACTATCGGCGGAAAGGATGGATATCAGGGCGTTTTTGCTGGACTGGGCAGAAGTGTGCTTGCTGTTATATTGGATTGGCTACAATCTGATGTAACTAAAGATGGAAAAGGTGTAAACTATGTTTATGATTCAACATTAGACCCGCCTGCGCTCGTGATTTATGAAACATTGAAACCTGGTGGAAACAACTGTAAGCAAGTGCCCAATGCCTCTGACTTTAACATAGGCACATATATTGTAAATGGTGGTTGTATAAGTCCTGTATTGAGTTTCAATGTG